CACCACTGGTGAAGTGATATGAGGATCCGACACCGGCAGACAGAAAACAGGATCGCTCTGAACCGGAATTTTTGAAATCGAATCGAATGCTTCTTCTCTTGAAATTTTCTTCGTGTTGGCTACTGCGGACGAAGATTCGTTCCAATAATTTTGGCTTGTTTGAATCGCTTTTAGGTTTAGGAAATTCCTCATGAGTGGAATAAGAAAGTTGAGAATTTGTAAAATCATTTTGGAGCTCCTCCGTTCTGAAACTTTGCGTGAATTTTGTGGAGGAGTTCCTTTTGTTCGTCAAACTTCTCGTCGAACTTGCTATCCAGCTTTTCGATTCGAGCTTCAATCGTATCTAACCGTTTGTCTGTAGTTGAAGCCGTCTGTCGAAGTAGCGCTGTTTCAACGAGTGGTGTGCGATTTTTCTAATTCCATCACTCGATCCGAAAGACGATCTGTTTTCGAGCGTTCTTGAGATAAAAGATTTTTAGATTCTTCTTTTACTTCCTTCACTTTCGATTCCATGTATTTTCGTTCTTCTTCACGCGCTTTCAAAATCTGAGTCTTCACTTCTTTTCTGATTATGAACCACAGGAGAAGTGACAACGGAGAAAGGAGAGAAAGATATTTAAGAAACTCATCCATTCAGGATGGTATCCTGGATTTAATCTTTGAGGACAATTTCAGAAATTATCGATGTCTACTAAGTCGTTTCTTTTCCTGCTTTGATTCTTTTCTCTAAATTTTCGTAATAAATTCCGATGCGCTTCGTTTGTAAGAATTCGGGAAGGTTTTAAATTTTCCCGGTCTCCATCCTTTTTTAAAACATATCTTCACAATGGTTCATCCATTGATCCTCGAAACGTGCCATCCGGATCGCTTCGCTTTCCGGTGAATCAAACTTTCTTTTACAGTGCGGGCATTCGATTTTATGATCCATTTCAACTCTCGAAATTTAACTCAAGCTGTATTCTTGTTTCAGCCATTTGGATTTTGCGTTTCGCTTTCTCGAAATATTCCTTATCCATTTCCATTCCGATAAAATCTCTTGCGAGTTCGATCGCGGCAATTCCCGTTGTTCCGTGTCCCATACAGTTATCCAAAACCGTATCTCCTACATTCGAATAAGTTTTTATGAGGACGGAGAAGCCGTAAAGGTTTTTGTGTCGGGTGCATCCCGATTTCAGATTCGGAGGGAAAACACAATACAGAATCCGGATATCTAAATCCATCATCCAAATATTGATAGTTTTCACTTTTCTCACCCCGAATCGTAAATACAGTCGATTGATTTCCGTTACCAAGCGTTTTACCTTTCTTTTGTAACGCTCATCGATTTGTATATTTGATCGGATTGTAAACAGGTTGGTTCTTATAGAAAACGAGTATGTTTTCATGACTCTTATTCGGTCTCGTTTTTGCATTCAAAAGCCGCTCGCTTTTGTCTTATACCAAATCAACTCATAATACCGAAAATTCTTCGGGTTGCTGTTGATCAGATAATTTGTGAACGGATGACTTCCTGTAAGAATGATCGGAGTTCTTTCTTTGGAGATTCGTTCGTATTCAGGCCAAAGTTTTTCCATTGGGATAATTACGTCCCAGGAACAGTCCGTCGTTCCATAAGGAAGATCGCAAAAGATAAGATCCACTGAAGCATCAGGGATCTTTGGAAGATTATCTAAACAGTCGCCGTGATAAAGATGTGTTGCCATAAGGCTAAACAAAAGTGGCCCTTCAGGAAAAATCATGGGTAAAACGTCCAAACCGCCTAAAATGAAAGAGAATAGCGACGCGGAAGAAATCGAAATTTCTGAAGCCTCTTGCATTCGATTTAATTTTCTGAATACTTGAATTAATACTTTCCGAACCAGCGTTTGTGATTCGATGAGCGAAGTAGGTAAGGATATATTTAATGTTTTTATAAAGCATCTTAGCGACTTTAATAATAGGTTTAAGTTTAGAATGAGTAGCCCAAAAATACCAACGTGTGGTGTAAAAACTTTTCACGAGTGGTGTACCTTTATAGCTGTAAGACCAAAAATAACGAAAGGCTTCTTTTATCTGCCATCCTTTCCCGACTTTATACAGATTTAGTTTAAGAGAATTGAAAGCTTCCTTTTGCTTATCAGAATAATTTTCTTGGTTCGTTAACCATAGGAATTTCGTCCCGGAGAGAGTTTCATTGTTTACACTACGCAGCCTGCGATTCTCATCTTTCCAAATGTTAGCCACCGCTTCATTCAAATATTTTGAAATATGAAACTTGTCGTGGACTATATCTGCATCCGGCAGATTCTTTTCGATGGCTGTTTTAAAAACAGGATCCATGTCGACAGCGACAGCCTCGCAGGAACGTTTAACCTTTTTGCTTAAAGACGAAAGCAGTTGAGTGACGGCTTCTTTAGATTTTCCTTCTTTAACTTCAATGACCGTTTGGCGCTGTAAATCGTTAAGAACCGTGATATATTTGCGGCCCTCTTCGAAAACTCTTCTCATCAATTCCGAGGTATTTTATTTTGTGATCCTTCCTACGGCGAAGACCACGCTCCACCGCTTTTTTCCGAATCAAGTGGATTTCATCCCAACTCAAGTTCAAAAGGCGCTGCCGCGTCCGATACATTCCCGCAGGCTTTGATTACATCGATTGCGAATTTTACAAACAACAACGTAAACCGGGAATACGGTTCGCTCCAAGGCAACTTTACGTTTCTTACGCCGTGAGCTTCACATTGAGCGCGTGGGATTCGAGCATGAATCAATGTCTGGAATTGCATCGTATCCAAATGGCGCCAGGTTCTTTTTTCTGTATGATCTTTCCGAGGACATTTTTTACCACAATCCGGACACTCTACAGCTTCCCGCTCATCGTATGAGACTTCGATATCTACTTTCTTTGCTGCGATATTTAATTCTACGGTTTCAACCGACCAAGGTGATGAGATTCCTAAAAGGAGAGAGTAATGTTTTTCTAAGTTTTCGTTTGCGTTCATTAGGAATATTATTCATTGGTTATGTTATGATTTTGCAATGACGAAATTTGCTCGAAACTCATCTGCAACCTCTTCTCACCGTCATTTATGAAGTAGTTTCTTCCCACGAAATTCTCCGAAGGGCCACAAAAGTGTAGCTCTTTTTGACAAAATCCAAAACCTTTGGAGAAGTCCAATAAGTCTGTTAAGTCGATAAAAACCTTTCATTATTGTTTTCTAATTCTCTATCTTGATGATTCCGAGATTTTCCTTACGATTCGTTATTCCGATCGAAACATTCAATCATCGCCAACGCAACAGCGGCAACCTGAACAAGTTCTTTTCGATATTCAGAATAATCCTCTTTGCCCTTATATCTAAAATACGCTTCGAGAGCCGCTTTGTTTACCTCTCCGACTTCTTCTCCGAGAATTGCGACCCATTCCATAGGCTTGTGATTTTGTTCTCCCCACTTCTGATCTTGCTTTTCTCTTTCTCCAAGTATTTCTTGAATGATCAATTCTTTCATATCAAACTCCTTATAGACTGAATGTTTTTAGAATGAATGCGGTTAAGAGTAAGCCTATCAAAGATCCGAAACCCGCACCAGAGGCGTAAGTTATTCGATCTCTCAAGGTTCCGAATGCGATCTTTTGGACGTTCCAAGTCCATACAAATGAGATCAGTCCTCCCACAAAAAAGACTGCCAAATATTTCTCTTTGCTTATGAGATAAGTATTCACCGCAACCAAGAAGACTTGGACAAAGCCTGTGGTGAATAGGCTAAACCGGGATTTCCAAATGAAAGACGCGATGATTAAAGCAAAAATTCCTAAAACCGCCCAGACCGCAAGAGTGCCAGCTATCGTGTATTCCGCTACCAATTCGAAAATTTCAAAATTACTCATATTAAACTTTCCTAAATATACAAATTACTCTGACTCTATGGTTCGTTGAAATCGAAAGATAGATTTTTCCCTCAAGAAACCACTTTTCTCCGGAATATTGAGGAACTACCTGATCCAACCAAACCAAATGCCCGCCGGAAATTAAACTCTTCCAGGCTTCCATAAGAACTTTTCCGCGATTGACCATTATGAAACCGTAATGTTCAGCATCCTCTTTGGTATAAGGCGGATCCGCCAAAATCAAATCAAACGAGTGACCTATAATCGCACGGACATACGAGGAAAGAAGTTCGGCATCACCGACGATTTCAGGATTCAAATCTGGATTTTTATCCATACGAAGATACGAACCGGGTGGTGTTTTTCCGCTAAATAAATGAAGAACCTTGATTTTATCCGGAAACATCGGTAAGAGTCGTTTTAAATATTGTTCCGGATAGGCTCCGTGGTAGTCGGAAGTGTTTTTATAGTTTTGCCCAAGTTCCCACTCTCCGTATAGCCTTCCTTTGAAAACGTGAAGCGGCGCGTAATTCGGAAAGGACTCGCTATAAAGTTTTGCCCGATCTTGAATATTGAGAGTTGCTGTTTCAGGAATCATGAAGCCTTCTTTGTTTCTGATTTGAAACTAGCTACAACTGTCGTCCTACAGCCGCCGGTATGATACGGAGGCATTTTGTTCCGCAAGTGCGCGGTAATTTCATCACCCGACTTAGAGGCAATATCCAATTTTCTGATTTGTGCTTCCGTTGGATTTCGTCGATCTTTCCAGAAATATTCCCTGGTCGGATCATCCGCCAAAAATTCACGCACGTATTCCACGCAAGTTCTAACTTCAATCGTCTTACCGTTCATGAGTTTGCAGATGTAGGAAGTATGGTTATCCATCACCGCAACGATTTCTAATCGTTCGATCCCGATTTGTTCGAATCTTTCTGTACGGGAAAAATTTCTGGATCTAAGAATTTGCCCACGAACGATGTCATTCAGCTTGATTCTAAGTTTCGCGTCAGGATCGATCGGAGGAACATGTCCTTCTTTTTTCTTTCCGGGTTTGTCTTTCGGAGCCGGACCCAAGAGTTCGTCTTGAAGTTTACGGATGATTTCATTCGTGGATCCAGTTTCCACAGCTTCCCGAATTGCATTTTCTATTTTGTTTACGTCATCTTTTCGATTGAATTGTTTGCCGATATCAAACTTATATCCTTTATCAAAGAATCCTAATATGTCTTTATTTGCTTGCATCCTCGGAGGATTCGTTTTTGAATTCGGATTATTTATATCCTGGCCTGCATCCCAGGCTTTCGAAATTGTTTCCTTCCATGCTTTCGCAGTTTCTTCCGGGAATTTGCTTCCAAGTTCTTTCTCTAAGACGTCCCAAATCGTATTGACCGCATCGGTCTTATTAATTCCTTTTTTGGAAATTTGATTCAACGCTTCTTTAACGCGGTCCTCGTATGAAGAAAAGAAATGAGAGACGAATGCTTCCTCGATGGAAGCATAGACTTCTTTCTCTTTTTTTGTCCAAGCACCAAGCTCTACAAGAGTGTCAAGGTCACCGCAAACATTTGAGGTTTGTCCGAACTGCTTACTCATCAGGACTTTTTTTTTACTCCCTAAGTCTGTGTTTTCTGAGAAAGTAAATCCAGCGTCGGTTTGCGTTTCTAATTTATCTGAATCAAACCACTTGTCTCGCCCTAAGAGTTTAGCACCATCGTCGGGGCTGATTGCGCCCGATTTTACCATAGCAAGAACGAGTTGAAAATCTGCGTTCTCAACCTGCTTTTCGGCCAACTTAGCCTGTGCATCAGAAAGAGGATCTAAAGAGATTGATTTCTTACGACTTGCATCAATCGATTGAAAGCGATTTCCTTTAAGTAACTGATCCAGTATAATTGCTCTGATCAGAAGTTGAATAACTGGATACGCATAGTTCCCAAGTTTTAGTAGAAAAAATTTCCCTGCGACTTTTATATACGTTTCAGTCACTGAATAAGATCTTCCAAGGAGCGCTAAATCGATATCGGCTCCCGAAGAAATCTGCTCCTCAATGTAACGAGAAATCGCTTCAAAGCCACCGGTCTTGGATGCATCCGTTAATGTATGGTGATCGACAGTTGTATCGTCGTACGTTGCAAGAAAACCGGATTGAGAATTCTTTTCGAACGAGGCTTTTGCGCCCTGTAAGAATTCCTTTTGTTGGTTTTCATACATTTTTGCATCCGTTCCTGGTAGAAGACGAGGTCTTTTGAATTTTGCTATGATAAACCCCAAAAGTCCCCACTTGTTTAAGGTTTTATCGATATTCTCTTGAGTTTTGAATTGAGAATTGATCCATCGAATGGCGGAAAGAAATGGAGGAATCGCGTACGGTGAATCTTCTTCTCGCTCAATCGCTTCATAAATATATTGTTCTTCGTTAAGCCGACTATAACCGAATTTTCCTTTTTCATACGGAACAAAACGAACGATGTTATCCGCATCTATTTCTTTTTTGAATATGACTTTTTCAACAGGGATCAAACGAATTTCAGCCACTGAGTCAAGATTTAAGGACGGCACAATCTCAGCGGATAAAGCTCCTGTTGTTAAAACTTGTCTCAGAAGGTGATTCGTGATTCCAGGATGCTTTTTAAAGAAAGTGTCGATGTCAGCTTGAATCTTCTTTTTACCGTTTTCGTCAGCATCGATCTTCCATTCGATTCCAGAATTTCCGAGAGTAAGCGATCTTTTAACTGCTTGGGAAAGGTCGGGAAAAGCGATCACGAGTTTTTTGATTAAAGGGATAGACTCCAAAGGAAATGATGGATTCACATCCTGAACAAAAAGTTCGGTTTCTTGCCGAAAATCTTTCAGGTTCTTGGAATTTGCGGCAAACTCCATTGCTGTAGACGTTCCAAAAAAATAATTTGCCCATCTTTCAAAAAAGTTCATTATGCAAAACCTCCATATCCGGATCCACCAGATCCCGTTCCCGAAGTTTCATAAGCAATTCTTAATGAATTGAGAGCCATGCCATAATGGTTAGGAACTTTCTTTTTGAACGACCATAAAGACTTTCCATTTTCATCTTCACCTTTCTCTCGGACGAGCATCGTAAGATGAAATTTGAATTCTTCGTATGCTTTGAGGTCCGACTCGGAAAGTAAAAGTGGATTCGGAAATATAAAGAGTCCGGCTTTGATTGCGTCGACAGTATCTTGAAGAGAGTCGTCTCGGTTTACGTTTATGACGCCGACCTCATCCGCTCCAGGAACAACCTCAGAATTCTCCCGATATTTTTTCGTGAAGTACTGAATCTTTAAATTTTCCGGAAAACGAAGCGCCATGCGTAAAGACCAGTTACGATTCGGCAAAGCATCAATATTTCCATTTAATACGCTAAATCGAGTTATCTGTTCCGCGTAACGTCCTTCGTCTAAGACACTTGCTTTGTAAAGTCCGATGATTCGGATTCTTCCATCCAATGTCGGTTCACCGAAAACTCCATGAACTGTGTCTCCTTGGTCCGCACCATGATAAGTAAAGTAAGGGGAATGATCTTTGAGTCCTTGGTCTCCTTCCCATTTTTGTATTTCATCGATTTGTAAAGGCTGTTCTTCTTCGGAACTGGAAGGCCAGCCGATTATAGAGATTGTAAGGTTTTTACGTTTTGCGCTTGTAACTGCACCAAGAAGCTTGCTATAGATGAAAAACGGGTTTCTCGGTGTAAAGAGTTGAGAGCATTGGTATCCGCGACGATCTGAATTTATCTTCGCAACGTATGCTCCTTTTTGATTGTCAAGTTTTCGACCGCACTTCTCACATGCGTAAAACACATTCGATGCACTCGGATTTCTTAGCGCCTCTTTATCATCGAAACCGAATATACTGATCGGATCCTTTAACCAACGTTCTACTAAATTTGTCCAATGACCGCAGGAAGGACATTTTAGAAGACGAAATCTTTGATCGGAACGGAGAAATTCTGCATGGATCCCGATATTCGGAAGCGACGGTTGAGAACCGAGCATCATCCAATTCAATTTTGAAGCCAAAAGTCGATCCCCAACGAATTCGATATTTTCCTCGTCGTGTTCGTCGACTTCATCTAACATCACGATATCCAAGTCGACAGTTTTCGTTCCGCGCTTTGTCCACGTACCGCGCATCACGAGAGTCGCTTTGTCGATTTTTTTAGTTCTCGTATTGTCTACGTTAGAATCATTTAGAAAAGGCTTTAAGATAGGGCATTGATTGAGGAATGGCTCTACCCGATCTTGAACAAAATCTTTCATTGAAGTATCGTCTGGAAAGTAGATTCCAGCTTTGTAACTGGATCTAAAGATTTTCCAAACGAGTCTTGATAACGCCCAAACAGAATAACCGATTTGCGCCGCTTTAAGAAAAACTACATAAGGATGATTCTGAGATTCCCTACAAATATCTCTCCAAAATGAGTAACCGTCAAAACTGTAAGGGATAAGGTCATCGTCGCCTTTTACAAAAACGTTTTGAGTCAGGAATTCTTCCATCGTACCGTCACGTTCGGTAGATGGCTTTCCTATAAGATTATCGAGTTCTTGAAAGAATTCTTCCTGAGCGTTTTTTGTTTTAGTCTTCGCCATCGGTTAACTCCGGTAAGAATGCAATATCGATGTCCTTCATCATCGAAACTTCTCGTTTGATATTTGCGATGTATTGAGAAAATACGATTGGATTCAGTTTAAGAAATGCATGTAACTCAGGGGTGCCTTTGATTGCTCGGTGAACACCGCGAGCAACTTCAACTGGTTCTACTCGTTCCTTTTCTTTTTCAAGCATCCTTTCGATATCATTCATCAATCCGCGAAAGGTATTTAACGCGCCTTCACCAGACTTGAACTCAATCGTTAAATTTCCTTCCTTATCGAAAATTTGATTTTTGAGAGCTTTGAATGTGCGAACCGTATTCACGCGTAGCGTAGTAAGACTGATTTCCGCGTCTTTTAATGCTTCGTTTCTTGCGTTTAAGAGAGCTTTTTCACGATCTTGTAAAGCCGTTGTTCCAGTTGTTTCATCAATTTTGGAAAGCCAGTTGCGAATCGTGTTCGCAGTGATTTTGGGATAATCAGGTTTTAGGGCGGCGGCAATCTGTTCCGGATTGTATCCGGAGATTACACAAAGATTATACGCCCTACGTTCTGCCGCTTTAGAATAAGACACAGGGGGAACCGTATTCCTTTTCGTCGATTGCTTCCAAACAGAAATCTAAAGCTCTGTCCCCTATGTCTTTCCTTTTCACGCGGCCTCTATGTCTGGATCAGCAGAGATCTCGTCTTCGAGTCTGGAAGGCTTGATATACAAACGTTCCTTTTCTTCGTTCAACTCGACTCCGATTTTCTGATGAGCCGCCAACGGATCTGCGATGATTGAGTCTTTGTTCAACTCCAACTTGGCACGAATAAACACCTTAGAAAGCCTTGCAATCCAGTCGTTGTATAACTGTAGAAGACCGTTCTCTGCAAGGATCTTCTCGAAGAGTTTTACAGAGGCTTTCGTTCTTACCGAAGCAGGGGTCTTTCGAAAATTCAACGTTCCCGAAATGAGTTTGCAGGTTTTCAGATTCGGAACGTCCCGAAATGAGTTTGCAGGTTTTCAGATTCGGATCCGGGAATAATTCTTCCCGATTCTTTTGTACGAAGTATGCAATCCCGCTCGTAACGTGATCGATTTTCGCTTGAATCGGATAGATGGTTTCTTCCAATTCCGAGCGTATCTGAGAAATTTTCTGATTCGCTTCGTTTACAAGTCGTTCCTTTTCGAGCATTTGTTCGCCCATGTATTCCATTCCGGCTTCCAGTTCGGATTTGTTTTTGTAAGCGTTGTTCGGAAGATCGACAAGCGGACGCTTCTCTTCGTTTTTTTTAGTTTTTGCCATTCGTAGCATCTCCTTCCGGTTTCGGAGATACATCAACCGCCACACCTGTAGAGGAAGATTTTACAGTATCCGCCTTCGGGATTCGACTTTTTCGTGCGACCTTTTTCGGAGTCGCTTTCTTCTTTGCCTTCTTTACGGGCGTCTTCTTCGTTTTCTTTTTTGCTACCATGATTGTTTTCCTCCTTTATTCAAAAATCATCATGTGTTTCTGTGAAAATCGTATCATCGTATTTGTGAGTTCTATTCCGAATACGATTTACAAGTTCGTTTTTTACGATTGCTTCTATCTCTGGAGAAACGTCGCCTTCTCCGCTGAGCGCGTTTTCGATTGTCGTTTTATCCAAATCTTTTTTGTAGCGCTCTTTGATTCCTGATCTAAGCTGTTTTACAGAAATCTTTAGGCGATCCATGATCCGAAGATAACCGTCGGAGAGAAAGTTTCGAACGTGGTTTTCTCGGATGGTTAAATCGGATAAAACTTCCGGATAGGTAAATGCAATTCCAAGAAGAGCATTACGAACTGCTAAAGGAGTTCTAAACCTACACCCGCGAATGAGAAGCTCTTTCGTTTTCTCTCCCGCTTTCCCGCGTTCGAACTTAATCTTAAAACCTTCTTCTGCAATTTGTATCAGTTCAGCATGGCTGAGTTGATTCATGGGTGCATGGATTGTTCGGTATCCAATCTCTGGACTTGAAAGAATACTCGAAATCCGAGTCTCCGGTTTCATAAACATCAAGATCGAAAAAAGGTGATCTTCCTTATCGTGAGAGATTTCCCAAACTTTTTTAAGATCACGAAGTCCCCCGATACGAAGCGCCTGTGCTTCATCAACGATCAAAACAACCTTTCTTCCGATGCTTCTCGCCCAGATCAAAAGCTCTCGTAGTTTGAAATATTTTTCGTTTAGATTTCCAGGAACGTGTTCTCCCGGACGAATCGTTCGGATCATGTGTTTTATTACGAATGGAATCGAAAGTCCACCTAACGCACTTTCCCATGCTGGACCTACATGAACGAGGATGTATTTCTGTGGTTGGTTGGAGAAAAAATCAAGGAGGCTATTATACAGATACGTCTTCCCCATGCCGACTTCTCCTGTAACAGCAAGCCAGGAATTGTTTTTCACAGCGTGATAGGCTAATTTTGTGATCTTGTCCGTATTCCGAGTGTTTACGAAATCCGGTCGTTTGGTTAAAAGTGCGTTCAATTTCCTAACTCCTTACTTATGAAGTATTCGCGGATCATCTCAACGAGATCGAGAACCTCTTGTGCAGGAATCGATCCGACCTTTCGTTTGCAGGATTTCAGATTGTAGAGAACGATTTTGTCTATTTCTTCGTCCGGAATTTCTTCACTGAATTCGAGTTCTTCAAGAAGCCAATCATACGCATCGTCGACCGTAGAAAATTCTGTCGGAGGAGCGGGAGTATGCGTCTTCATATCCAGTTTTGGAATATTCAACTTTCCGTATGGAGTTTCTGGTAAGTCCGGAAGAACATCGGAAAGAACGAGGGATTTTTCCACAGACTTGGCGCCTTTCAGGGCTTTTTTTCTATTCTTCATCCGTTCGGTTTCACGAAACCCTTTTCGTCCACCGAGGTTTTCGAAAGATCCAGAAGTTCGCTCAATTGGACCTTGATCATCCAGAAGGAGGTGTCTTCCGTCGCTTGTGGTTGCAACGTAGGAGCCGTCGTATCGTTTGTAGATCGAGACTTTTTCACCGCAACGATCGATTGCGACTTCTTCCGGAGAGTAACGAAGAAGATACATTCGGGCTTCGATCGAAACACAACCATACGCGTCTACGTCTCGGATAAGTTCAGAAACCATCGCGTCTTTCAAGTTTTGTTTCGTAACCGCGCGTATCGGATGTTTCTGAACGGATGCGAGCCATTTCGCATAACTTCCTATCTTATCGTTTCGGTGAATCTGGTAACGATAAAGGAGTTCATTCAACTCATCCAGATTCGAAATCATTCCCTTAACGATTCGAACTTCACAGCTTCGTTTGATAGCTGAGATCCGAGATTCCACCGGACCTTTTGCTTTAGAGTGACCTGGAAAGTGTGGAATCCGTTTTACACCGAGACGGTGAAAGAATGGATCCAATGTTTTGAAAGCGGAATGACCATCGGTATATAGTGTTTCCTGAAGTCCTTGTAAGGGAATATAATCGTCTTCTTTAGGGAGTACTAATCTTGTATAAAAGTCTGCCCAGTCAGTTGAATTCTCACCTCCATGAGTCGAGTCCCCTCCGATTGCACTCGGTGCATACGCATACACATAGAATGCTTTCGAATAGACTTCCACCGCGACACAGATTATAATCTTTCTTAATTGGGAGTCTTCCGATCCTTCATAGATCCGTGTGATTCCCATCTCTAAATCCGGACGAACCGCAAGGTATTTTTTGGAAGGATGCAAATACACCGCATTGAGCGGAGAGGCGTCGATCATCCAGGCACGATTCGCGTAAGGCTCTGACCACGTTATAGAAGCCAGGGGGCTTTTTACTTGTTTCCGTGCAAGACCCTTATCGTTCAACCACCGTCCAAGTTTGAATCGGTCCCAAACTCCGGGACGAATCATACCGAGTTTCTCCCCTTGTTCGATAACGAACTCCATCGACTTTCCGTATTTCCGATTGAGCGCATAACCCACGGTCTTCGCGCTATTTTCGGTACCGGTTTTCTTTTTCTGTTCGTGAAGAACTTCCCCGGCATACATGAGTTCGGAAAGAATGAAACCCTCTTTATCTCGAAGTTCTTTTTCTAAACTTCCAAGCCTGGATCCGGTTTTCTTTCTTTCCACTTTCGAAACCGAAACAATCGATTCTCCTTCTTCCAATCGTTTGAAAGCGGCATATACTCGCGGCTTCGAAAGTCCCAGAATCCGAATCGCTTTTTGAACGATTTCCCCTCGTATCCGCGAATTTTTTACTACCGTTTTAGCGTAATTCCATTCGCGGTAGAGGGGGATCACCATACCTAAGTCGAGGATTTTCATCCAAGATCCTCAGACATCGGAATCGGTAAGCAGTCGGACCATTTATCATGGAGCGATTTGTAAATCCCGGAAAGCGAAGTTAGGAAGATAGAAACCACTTTACCATTTTCTAAACTATGATCGAGTTTAGAAAAATCCGAATCGTGTGCGGCGAGTAAAACATCCGCTTGTGATTGAATCGAGTTCAGGGATTCCATTAGAATTCCTGAAAGTTCTTGTCTTTCACGAAACGCTCTTCTTACTTCTGGAGAAATCCCGGTGTCTTTTGTCTGATCATCCACGATTTTACTAAGTTCGTCCATCGAGGATTTGTAGCTTGCGGCTTCGTTTCTCGTGTTCGTAACTTGGTTTTCCAATTCACCGATTCGTTTGGCATTGTCCGCGAGAATCTTAGAGAATTCTTTTTGATTTTTCGAAGCGAAGCTCTTTTCGTAATCGGAAAGACTCATAGCTCTTCCATCTGGAAATCGAACCTCTCCGTCTTCAAAAAGAGCGTTCTCTTCCCGTAACCCTTCGATGATTCTAAGCAGAGCCTTATCGCTTTTTCCGTTCAAAGATTTCCGATTGATTTCGGAAGAGAAGAGCTTGTCGACCGCGGGGAGCGCTCTTTCGATTTTCCACCACTCAAAGACAGTGTTGTCGTTTACGAATTGCTCCATTCCTGTGCATCCGGGGACTTCCAGAAAGAGTTGTTCCCGGTTCACTTCGGCAAGAGCCATAAGAACCGTTTCCTGTCCGACTCGGATCATCTCCGTCCCGGCGCCAATCTGACTCATCAGGTAGTTGAGTCTTGTCCTTCTCTGTTCCGGTGTGACCAATGGAACGGGTGCGGTCGATTCGGGAAGTGCCATTTCATCGATTTCGAGACTGCCACCGAACTTTCTTCTTCCGGCCAAACTTCCGCTACGGACGTCGGCTTTTTTACATTCGAAGCCGTAGTCTTTGTGGTTTTTTGTTTAACGGGCTTTGTGTCCTTTTTACTTTTCTTGGACATCGTTCTCCTCCAAAATTTTCGATTCTATTTTAAGTTCGTTTAGGTATTCCTCGTAATCAGGAAGTAATCCTCGTCTTTCGAGAAATGCCAGCTTATGTGCATCCGATTCGATGGAAGCCTTGAGCATTTGCGTTTTGTTTGTAAATCCCATGGTAAGGAGCGAAGTTAAAATCGAGTGCCGTGCGATTAACACTCCCGCGGATAGGAATGAGATGGGTTTATTCATCGTCTTTCTCCACAAGAAACAGATCGCAAATTCGATCCCATAACGTTTTCCTTTTATAGTGAAGCAAGGCTGGCTGTAAATACACGTAGCTTTTCATGCGAGCATCTCCAGAAATTGTTTATGAATTTTCGTAAGCATTCCATTTTTCTTATATTCTTCCGCCGAATCCAAATTCAAATACGCCGGTCTCATTTTCGCTTCGATTGAAATTAAGAGTGCGAGTTCTTTTGAAGTGTGCTTTTCTTTTTGCACTTCGTGAAGCCGATTCCAATAGGCTTTAAATTCCACTTCCGACAGGCCGGAATGAATCAATGCTTTTCGGAATTTAAGCGGATACGTTTTCAACTTATTGCCTTTCCTGTTGAATTCGTTCTTCCGTAAGTTCTTCGTTTTGCCATTCAGCAAAATCCGCGACGTTATCTCGACACTCGATGTACGTTTGAAAGACCGCTGATCGACTGATTGCTTTGTCCGCAAGTCGCTTCCATCTGTCTGTCGAATCCGATTCGTTTCCGAGTTCACGCAAAACTTCGGCGGAATATTTTTTGTATATAGCTTGGCGGAGAAATGCGATTCGCTCGACGGTTTTCATTTTACTCTCCTAAGATGTGGAGTGGCAGGTGACGTAGAACTTTCCCGAAAGAACCGTTCTTCTCGGCGATCGGTCTCGCCTTGAAATTCTCTCAATCCATACGTCCGTCCGTTTTCATACGCCTCTCCGGAATCGATCCCTTTGAGATGTTTAAATCCCTCCACAAAACCGGTAAGAAAGGCGATCTGGTCTTTCTGAGTTTCGTATTTCAGAGAAAGGGCTTCCGCTTTTTTTAGGATTCTATCGTTCACGGTTTGACCTCCGTACATTAAGTTTATAAAATTTGCACGTTCGCAAAGTAGTTCGTATTCAAGTTCCGATTGTTTGCGCTTAACAATTTCGCCTTTGCGTTTGATCATTTCCTTAACGATTGGTTTCATGTTTGGCCTTCCTCAGAAGTTCTTTGCGTTGTTTTGGAGTTCCCCAGGAATTCATTCGAATTTGCTCACCTTGTTCGGTTAGAAACTTAAAGTCATACGCGAGTATGTCTAATTTTCCATCTTTGGTTTCAACGAAAACGTTACGCTTCCCACTGTCATCGATTTCATACACAAGTCGAAGCCTCATTCCTATTCCTCCGTGTCCAGCTCGTCACGATTCCATGCGTCCACGGCCTCTACTGCGTTCGATAGAATATCGTAATTTTCTCACATTCATCACACGCAACGTAGTAGTTCAAAACTCTGGTTCTGTATCCGAAATGTTCCTGCAATTCCGCCGCGTTTCCACAGGCGCAGATTTTCGGATTCTTCCATACGGGTAAACTGATCGTTTTCATGCGGCAATCCTCGGAGCGAATGCAGATTTATAGATTGGATATACGAGATCGTATTGAGATTTGCGGAACTCTTCCCAGGTCGTTACGAGTCCTTTGTGAGTTGTGCGGTATTCGAAACGCTTGCGAACCATCCATTCGAACGCCTCTTCAAACGTAACAGGGTTTCCTAATATTTCTCTTTCTTTATGTTCGCGGTAGGCTTCGCGGGCGTCCGCTACGGAAATCTCCCATTCGTTGAGGAGGATTTCGTTTACGCGGGAAGAGGTTTTGCGTCCGTGAATGCAGTGAGAAAACAATGACCTGTCTAAATCACTTTTCTTAGCAATGGCACATACGGTTTTGCCGGATTTAGCAAGCAACTGTAACTGAAGAGGAATTTTACGACCTCGTTTTTTATTGAGCATCTGCCTGACCCTCAATCTCAGTATCAATCAATCCTTCCTTTTCAAAAAGAGGGCGTAAGGTATAACCGGGAGCAATGCCGTTTAGAACCTGGGTGACGTAACCATAATTCAAATCATTGTTACGCACCCAAGCGGCAACGCTTCCATATCGATATCGCAACTCAGTTTTGATTTTCTCTCGAATCGTTCTGGAAAGATGTTTTGAACTTCTATGAATTCCAGAAGCATCCTTACCGATTTCCGTCTCAACTGAGCTTGCGGGACCGTATTTTTTTTTCTGCGCTATCGATTCCATTTTGTTCCTGGTTGACCTGCTCTCTGGCCGATATACTATCTAATAAGCTATTAGCATATTACTACGCTATTGGCGTATTTGCAAGAGAAAAAATTATCTATGGGCGTATTTTTTTTAAAGGTCACCATTTCTTATGAATGGTGACCCAAAAACGGATGGAATTTCGGAACGTTTATATGCTTTGATTGCGGCGTTAGGGATAACTCAAAAAGAATTTGCAGAAAAACTAGGAGTTTCGCCCGCTTTTATAAACGATGTTCTCAAGCGAGGAAAGTCTTTCTCACAAGAAACGATTGTTAAACTTGCTTTTAAATTTCATGTAAATATAAATTGGTTTTTAACGGGAACCGGCTCTATGTTTCTTCCTCCACCGGACGAGGCAGATAAGCAAACAGATGAAATTCGTTTCGTTATAAGGAAATTGAGAGAGCGTGATGGAATGTTTAAATTTGTCCAGACGATCATAAAAACTACGGATTCAGAATGGAAGAAAATTCAAGAGATGGTTCGAGTGTTATTAGGTGATGACTGACAGAAAGAAATGAATATTTCTTTCAGATCATTTGAGTATCCTTGAATTAAGACTCGTGTAGAGGTCTCATCACTGTAAGAAAGATCGTGGACGAACTCGTTCATCCGTTCCTCAATTCTAAATAGTAAAACAGTTTCATCCAGACTATCCAACATGATTTCTCTTTCCTTATCGTCTGTGTAGTATGGATAGATCCCCCGACAAAATCAAATCCAAATTTTGTAAAAAATATTGCATTTCTTGGGAGTTATGTGGCATTGGGACCTATCTTTCAGGTCAACATTCATGAGAAATGTTGACCTGAAAGAGGATCGATACGAAGGCATAAAGAACGTGAAAGTTTATTCAAAGGGGCTTGCAATTGAGGCTACATTTACCATTTGAATGTGACCACAAAAATTGTGACTGATCAGATTCGATGGCCTCAGTAAAGACAAGTGAACATTACCTGATAATGTTCGCCTATGTCAAAGTAAGATCGAAAAAGGCTAACATTTTTATTGAATGTTAGCCGATTATTATTAGCTAAAAAATATTAAGCAACATATATTCGATAAATGTTACCTGGAGAAAGCAAGTGTTTGAAAAAAGTAGATCAATTCTAATTCAGGTAATTTTAATATTCTTTGTATTCTTATATTCCGCCCCTATCCAAACTCAGAATTCTCCTAACGCATTGAATGCGCCTTGTAAGGAATTTGGAAATTATCCTACGTTGGAAGAAATCAAAAAAGCAAAACTAAAAAACGATCCTTCAAAGATTCTCGTAAAAACTGTTCGGGGAGATTACATTGAAGTATTAGCTACTGATGCCTATGACGCAATTAAAATTTCAGATGAAAAAGGCTTCCATAATTTTATGAAAACATACGAATCAATTTGTGGGAAAGAGACAAAACCTCCATTTTATTATTCGATTCCTTTTGTCGTGGAGTTGGAAGCTCAAAAATGCGTAGGAGAATCAAAGAGATTTAAAAAGTCATCGATTTTAAAAAGCGAGTTCTGGAGATCAAAGGCCGAGCAACTTTCGACATCGATTTGTTATGATACTCGTAATGCGATTCTGAATAATCCATTAACACTTCCCGAACCTTTAGATTCGAAATGTCCGGACTTTGGTATCCTCTCTCTAAAAAAAGAAGATTTGAATAAATTCAAACTCAATAGTGATTCTGGAAAGATATGGGTCCGTACTGCAAATGGAAAGTTTTTGGCGGTTAGGAACGATCAGCCTACAGAAGCATTTAAAATTTCAGATGACGAAGGGCTATTTTACCATTATGTAAATTTTGCTATGGTCTGTGGTGAAAGAGTTCCTCCGCATTTTGATGTTATTCCGTATCTTGAAATCGAAAGTGTAGAGGGATGTATTCGACATGCTGATAAAAGTAATCTAAGGTCGGAAGCGGAATGTTATGAAAAGGCAAATGACAGTTTTTTTAGTGATAAGTTTAAAAAGAAAAAGTAACCTATCTCCCTAAAATTGCCTTTAACCCCTGAATCAATCCAGCCGCTTGTTTACGAGTAAGCAAATCAAACGGCTTTTTGTATTGCCGTTTGGAAAACACATCTAAATCGATATTGTAGATTCCTTGATTGTTAATCTTTTCGCAGATTTGTTTAGCCAGTTGTTTTTGTTCGTAAGAACGCTTTTGAAGATTCTTCTTTAAGACTAAAATCGGATCTTTTGGCTTTTGATTCAAAGCCCTTTGACGTTCTGCATTCAGAATGTTGATTACTGAATGAGCCTGCAAAGTGTTTAACGCGGAAATCGATTCAGACCCGGTCTCATTCAAAACAATTTCATAAACTTTTACTTTTGACAAGCCCGCTTCTCTTGCAGTCGCCCAAAGCCTTTTCATCTGGTCCGAATTAATTTTTGGTTCCGCTATCATCTTGCAAGTCTCTTAAAGTATCTTAAGTCTCTTTTTTGTGATTGACAAGAATATTTTTTTATATTAGGAAACGCTTATCTATGAACGCGCTCACTACAAAAACACCCCGAATCAAACTCTCGTCTCATATCAGAAAGTTATTTTACTCTCCGAAAGAATTCGGTAGAATCTTAGGAAAGAGCGAAAAGACGATAATACGCTGGGACGAGCGAGGGGATTTTCCTTTTCCAAGATATGATTTTGGAGAGCGAAGTTCAGGCTGGCTTATATCTGATGTTGAGAAGTGGGTAAATTCACGAGCAAGTAAAAAGTAAAGACATAGCGGACATTCAAGACTTGCGTTATACTAAACCTCTTTCTATTCAAAACACATAGGCTATTATTGCCATGTGCCAAAAGCAAATTTAAAATTCGATTCGAACGGACATCTTAGGTTAGAGTCCGGACTCCTTCTCCATAACTCTGGCGTTGCGCGGGGAGAATTCCGTTCTCTCCACGCCGATTTTTTTCAAAGCGGTGCTTCAGTAAATGCGGGAGATGCAACCTCACTTGTAGAGAATGAGGAATTCGCAGAATTTAACTTTCGCATGCTATCCGCAGTTTTGATCGAAGGATGGTGGTGTGATTTTAGAAACCCTGCGATTTTAGAAGTCGCTGTAGAACATTTTACAACTAAAATTTACACTGATCATCAAAGAACCGTTCGCAACGCGATCGGAATTACGCGAAATCCTATATTCACAAACCGTAATGATATCCCTGGTATAGATGCTGTTTTTCGGATTTATAAAGAATTTGCCTCTGATGTTATCGCGCGGTTAAAAACGAAACCGGCATTGATAGACGCGAACTCTGTTGGTATCTCTTTCACTTACGAAAAGTCTCATCCTCAGTTGGATAATTTCTATGGACGTCTTGGTGAGGTTATCGATGGCCAATACGTTCGACTCATTCCGATCAAAATCCTATCCGTTCCCGAAACAAGTCTCGTCGCCGTTCCTGCTGATAATACTGCAAGGAAATTTTCTGGGTTCGATTTCCCTCAAAGCAATCTTACAAACTTAAACAATCAGGAGGATAAGATGAAAATCAAACGTACTATTTTGTCACTTCTGGGGGTTGATTCCCAAAAATTCGGTCTGTCCTCTGGGGAGGGCGAATCCGTGGAATTACCGTCGGAAAAAATGGAATCCGTGCTGGAAGAAGCGGGGAAAACCATTTCAAAATTGCAGGAACAAGCGCGTCAAAGCGCTGTCTTGCAAAGCAACTTAAATCAGTTCGCCAAACTCTTCGGAAGCGAAGCATTCCCAGAAGGAATCGATCTCGCGTCCAAGGTTGCCGAACTTCAAAGCCTTTTGAAAGAACCCACGAAGATTCTTAACACCGAAAGAGAAAAGGCGATCACTGCATTCCGCGCCTTCTCGAAAAACAACACCGACCCTGTTATCGAAGGTTTAATCCAAGGTGCAAATCTCGAGCAGGCTAAGGCGTTTTTTAAACAATACGGTGCTTCTTTGGAAAATTCGCATCCGCTCAAATGTGAAGATTGCGGTTCGAAAAAAGTTTCCCGTGCATCAGGAAGTCTGAGCGAACCACAAGGCGGAGCGACATCTTCCCAAAAGAAAAATCCCGACAGCTACAAGCTGAGTAAAAAGTAAAGGAGAAACGAACATGTCTTTAGATAACGCATTCGAAGTCGGTTTTCGTGGGATCATCGATCCTGTGACGATAACCGTAAAGCATCAAAATCTCACCAAAGACGCAATCGGAAAGCCAGCTAAGTTTTCCGCAAACATGGAAGTTTCCCTTTGTGCCGATGGTGACTCTCCGGCAGGACAAATCGCGTCTGTGGATGAAAAGGAAAAAACACTCGGGTTAAAGGTCTTCGGAGTTTTCGAATACGAATATTCCGGAACCGACGCAACTCCCGGTTACCTGAACATCCAGGGAGACGGGGCTGGAAAAATCAAATCCGCTTCTAGCGGAACACGCGTTCTCGTTATCTCTGTCGATACCGGAACAAAAAAAATGGCCTGCATTATTTAAGGAGAAAAGAAAGTGCCACACGTAAAATTAGATAACGGACTTGTTCGTCTCGACCTACAAGCTGAAGCATATTCCGACGCCAAACGCGAAGGTATGACCATGACCGAGTTCATGGCAAGAGAGGAATCGAACGCAGGATACGACCCAGAAACTCCAACTGGAAAAGGACTTTCTGCGTTCGAGCGTCAACTAATGGCAAACAATCTGCCAATTGCGGAAGCATCCTTTTCTGTGGATGACTTTATCTCATCATCCAACCAATCAAAGTATCTCTTTCCTGAGTTCGTAAACCAGAACATATATATCGGAATGAATATGGGACAACTCCAGGTGAAACTGGAAGATACTTATTCAATAAAAACGAAAATCAACACAGGTGCTGTAAGGTCTACTGCGTTAGATATCGAAGGTTCGGATCTTTCTGCAAAGAAAAAATCTAAGGACAGCGGTAGTAAGTTTCCTGTGGCAAAGATCAAAACCACTGACAAGGCAATCGAAACCAGTCCTGTCGGATTGGAGATTGATTTCAGTTACGGCGCATTGAAAAAAATGCAGATCTTGAAAGTACAACATATCTTTCAAGTTTTCGGTTGGAATCTTACCCAACAGATTACGAAACAAGCTCTTAATATAATCAAAAGTGGTGATGGAAATGAAGGAACGAAAGCTCCCGACTCCAAAACCACCGCTGTAAACGTATGGAAGTATGAAGACGTAGTCAGTCTTCTTCTTCCTGCCGATAGAGCAATCGAGTTCACTCATGCTGTCACTTCCCGAAACTTTTTGGAAAGGATGCTCACGGATGAAACAAATTTCAAACAATTCCAGTCGATGAACCTTCTCGAAGGGTACATGAAAACGGGACAGGTTTCTAACTTCTTCGGTGTGAATTGGAGAATACATCCAGATATGGAGGAAGATGCGATCATAGCTTGGAACAAGGATGTTACGCTTGAATTGTATGAGGATTCCGCCGGACAACTTGTAGAAAGCGGGCGCTTTATCCGTGAACAGATTGAAGGAAGCGTAATTAGTTACGATTTCGCATTCGCAAAACTCTTCTCTGCAAGCTGTCACTACAAAACGAAAAGAACTTCGTAATCGGATCTTTCAACGTATGTTAAACAAAGTCGCAGACCTCAAAAAACAACTCAGAATCCAGGCAGAAAGCCTGGATCTTTCTGATGAAAGAGACGGAGATTCCCCGTCACCGTATGAGGATTATCTTGAGTCTGCGGCGATGCTTGCACGCGTGAGAATGTTTTATTGGGGAGTTACGATACCAGACGCAAGTCCGTATTCAGCAGGGCTTCTGATGGCAGAGATTCTTCTTATCAAAGCTGAGATCGTTGAAGAATTCGGATTCAACGATGGAACTGATCTGGAAGAATTTTCGACCGGAGGCGGCGAAGGAACAAAAGCCAAACGTTCTCGGATGAGTGTGGAAGATCGCGGAGAAATCGTAGAGGGCTTTCGTAACAAAGCCTACTTTCTTCTTTTCGGAAAACAGCCTTCCGAATCACCGGGGGTTGTATGAGTGCGAAGGCTTTGTTAAGCCGGGCGTTCAAGAAAGGATCTCAGACAAGTATCAAGATTCTTTCTCCCGTCTCTCTTCCCGGTCCTTCCGGAATGAACTCATCTAAGAAGACGACATACAAACCAGGAAAAAGTCTTTCATGCGTTTGGATTTGGAAAGATGCGACTAACGATAACGAAGTCGGGGAAAGGCAAGAATACCGTGCTGTTTGCCAAATCCGTCCCGAGGTTTTGGGTGAGGATGTTCTCTCTTCTGATTGCAGGATCGAGAAGAAAGATTCCGACGGGGAATGGCTCATAGATACGATTCATCCAGCTCAAGAACTGGATGGATTTTCTTTAATCCGTATCGAAGTTCGAAAACCAAAAGCCGGAGGAAATAAAGTATGAGCAAGTCGAGCTTTCTTTCTGTAACCGATTCTTTTGGTCCGATGCTTCAAGGTGCGATTGCCAAAGGGCAAAATAAATTGACGAACGTACAAGACAAGAATGCGGCGGTTGTGCAGGCGAATATCATCAAAGGAATTCGTTCCCAAAAATACAAATCAAGTTGGCCAGAACTTTCCGAAGCGACGAAAGAAAGAAAACAGAAAAAAGGAAAGTCACCTTTGACTCTCATCGAAGACGGAGAATATTCAGCTTCGTTTGAAATCATGAAGGAAGGAGATTCCCGCACGATCGGAACCAACTCGAAACAGGCTCGTGCAATGGAGCGCGGATTCGAAGCAAAAGGAATTCCGGCAAGACCTCACGTCGGACCGGCATACGAAGATTCAAAAAAAGAGATCATCGAGAATTTCAAAGAAGCGATGAAGGAGATTTTCAAAAAATGAGAAAATCTCACATCGACTTCCTCCGCGAGATGGTAACGAGCATTCAAATCGAAGAAACGGTTGTATTTCCACCGGAAAAATTCTTCGAATACCAACCTCCGTTGGATCAGATCGAAGAAAAAATCCCTTGTTCGATCATTCGCTTCTCGGAGCGGACTAACATTCTGGGAAAGAAAATAAAACTTCGGTTAGAAAAGATCGTTCGCGGAAATTCAACTTTTATTAAGTACGCGGTAAGACAGGCAAAACAAGATTTCAAATACACGATCGACTTTTGGATGAACAATCCGGAAGCGGATGTCGGTAGCACAATCTTAAATCGTGGAATTCTCGATCAATGTGTTTTATACGTGAGCCAAAGAAAATGGTTTAAAACGGAAGAACAGATTCCGATTCGTGTTCGTCTCGGAAAATCGAACGTTGTGGACGATCCCGCAAAAGAATCAGGCAATTATAAACTCTATCTGGAAGTTATCTTCAATGACGGTCTTTATACGATCGAAGAGGAAGAGACTCTTTCCGGAGTAGAACTCGAGGCCGCAGAGCCAATCATAGAAGGAGTGTAAGATGGATAGATACCAATCGGTAACTACGATAAACAAGGTTCGGATTCCGGATAACGCGATTTTGAAAAAAGAAATTGTGTCAACGAACAAGATATACGACTGCGGAGAGGTTCTCGAGAACTACTCGATCAAACTGTCGCAATCTTCCGGCCCGAAAAGTGTTCCGATGGAGGAATTAACCGATGTTAATCTCATTCACTTGGAAGGTGTTTGGGATGAAACGAATTCCACGTTCGCAGTGAAAGAAGGTGATCCTGCAACCTTCGAGTTTGAATTCAACGGATCCGGTCTTTGGATCGGAGCGAAAGAACTCAAACTTTGCGGGATTCAAGACTTGACCGGAATCGAAGTTCGTTGTCCGGATCCGAACGGACTTCGGATGAAAATCAAAGTTTTTGTAGGCGCAAAAGGAGAGTAAAAATGGCCGTAAGTTCAGTTTCAACCACACACGTTTCCGGTGGACTCGGAAACAGTTTCCCTTATGAAGATAAAGTCCACGCGAAAATTGGAGGAGCGGAAGGATACGACCCAAACATTCCGATCCTGATTTCTTCCTACCAACAAGGGAAAGACGTTTTCATACAAGGTGAGTTAGTCGATGCTTTGAAGCAACACTTCGAAGAATTTGACGAAACTTTGGGAGAAGTCCCCGTTCCGGTTCTATGTGTTCGACCAGCAAACGATCAGGTTGGATCGGTGGATCCGGTGATTCTCGGAACTGGAAATACCGGTACCGCTCCCGCTCCTACTGTTGCGGGAACACCAACCGGAAACCGGTCCGTTGTTATTCGAGTTTCCAAGGTTGGAGCGCTTGGCGCTGCCGAGTATCGTAAAAGTGAAAACGGCGGAGAAACCTTCGGTCCTCCGATCGTTACTCCCGGATCCGGAGTGATCGCACTTTCCGCCGGAATTACTACAACGTTTCAAAACGGCGCAACACCGGCGGAAACGTTCCACGTCGGAGACACGTTTCGCTTTAACATCAAAGGACCCGGTCCTTCTGAGCAAAGTAGACTTCTTGCTATCCAAGCATTGAAAACCGTAGACCAAGGCAATACTCCTTTCTATTGGTTCCACCACCTTGGCGGCGTTAGTCGCTCTTTTGCTATTTCCGTAGCGGTTCTTTTGGAAGAGATGAGAACTCAGAATCTTTTCAGGATCTTTGCAGTTTTAGAGACAGATAGAAAGACCGATACGGAATCGATCGAATCGTATTTTCTTCGGATCCAAGACGAGTGGGACTCCTTCGAAAACGAAAGAGTATGTGTCGTCGGAGCGGAAGGTCGTTACATTCCGGGAGGAATCGAATCTCAAGGCGGATGGAACGCGTCTCTCGAACTTGCAGGAACGATCGGAGAATGGAGAAACGCTTCTACTTTTCTCTGTGCGAGACTCGCCGCACATCGTGTCAACGTAAGCGCCGCCTGGGTTGCGAAAAATAAATCCAGAACCTTTATCGGGATCCGGTATTGGAACGAAGGATACAAAGGATACCAGACTGCTTTCGATGATTTGGGGCTTACCATTCTCCAAATCTATCCCGACTATCAAGGTGTCTTTATCGCAAGTGACAACCTCATGGCCGGTCCTACCTCCGACTTCCAGTACATCCCGGAACTTCGTCGAGCGAATAAAATGCACCGGATCGTTTACCGCGAATCTCTTCCGTTTTTGAAATCGGATACGGAAACCAATTCGGGATCCGGCGGACTCGATCTTCTCAAAGCGACGGTTGATGCAAAGGTTTCTTCCGAAATGGAACGAGCCGGAGAAGCGGAACTATCGGGGCATGAAATCAAATTTCAACCGATCAAAACGGTGAACGGACGAAAGATTCTACCCGCAACCTTAAAGATGTTCATTAAAAACCGAATCGATGCGATCCAGTGGTCCACCGAATTCGCGTTGGCGTAAGTAAAGGAGGAAACAAATGCCAAATCCAGGAGACGTTTTACCACAGAGTATAAGTTTCGAAAACTTTACTCTTAACATGTTCGGTAGAGAAATCGTCAAGTTTTCAAAGTTTAATTTAGACTATGAATCGGATATCGCTTTCAAACTCGGAAAAGGCGGAGAGCCTGTATCTTGGTCCATCAAGTCTTACAAACGTTCTGCCAAAGCAACGATCGAACTCGACGAGTTGAAGTATATGATTCAACTTGCGATCCCATTCGGTGGAGATCTGTTAAAACTTCCACCGGCTCCACTAACCGCACGATGTGAAGTCGAAGGAGGAACGCTTCTTTTGACTGTTCCCGCTGTTAAGATCGTAAAGTTCGGACTTCCAGTCGAAGTTGGTTCGGATGCTTCGGAAACAGATCTTGATCTCGCCGTAACAAGCTATCCGATCATTACATATACCTAATACACCAAAGGAGAAGAAAAGAAAATGGAATTACAAGGTTCTCAACAACATAGCGACTATCAACAGGCAATCGCCAGCCTACCAAAAGAATACGTTCCAATCGAAGAGGATTTCCTAAATCGTCACGAAGTAGAGATCGCGGCGATCAAAGAATTTCTGGAAAACAAAGGCGGTCTCCATCTGATCAGTGTAGACGAGTATTCGATCCTTTGCCGGGTTCCTTCCAAAGACATGCTGTCGAAAGTTTCCGAACGTTCTAAAAAATTGGATCCGATCGAATCCGACATCGATTTCGTGACACGTTGTTTGCTTTATCCTTCCGCAGATACTTTTCGCGGTTGGATTGACAAAGGCGCTCCTGGTCTTGCCTCTTCTATGGCTCGTAAAATTTTCGACCTTGCCAAGCTGAACCGGGAAGCAGTCGCAAAAAAGCTTTAGCGGATCGCGGAGCAGAGATCGTTTCGGGTGGAGCGTGGCTTGAAAATTTGATGCGCCTCTATATGCCCGAGACGCCGATTCCGGATCCGTTTGACGCGGAAGAAATCGGAAAACGCAGTAAAGACCTAAACTGGATAGAAGATAGACTTACGGATGTGATCGCGGTTGGAGTTGCTAAAGGGATTGCGAAAGCATTCGGTAAAGGATAATCTTCTTTACAAAGAATTTTTAATTTAGGATATAGGAATATAGAAATGGCGAAAGATTGGAAAGGTTTTGATCCAAAAAATCCGACAGCGGGCGATTTAATTCCGTTTGCCGGAGTGATCTATGGATTTTTATTTTTTTGGTCTTTTTTTCCTTTGCTGGGGATCCTCCCGGCATTAATCGTCATTCCGTTTAATAAAAACAAATTCCTAAAATACTCTCCTTTAACTATTAACCTTTGTATGTCCACGGTCTATCTGCTTTACAAGTAGGTAACAAATGGATACATTCGAACTCGGTGTTGTTTTAAGTCTCAAGGATTACGTATCCGGACGTCTCGGCGAAATCGAGACACGCTGGAAAAGTGTTCGAAAGAGTATGGACGATACATCTGCGTCCGCAAAGCTTTTTGATCGTTCTATGGGAATGGCTAAAGCAGGACAGCAAATGTTAGAGTTCGGGTCTGCCGGATTGTACATATCCAAATCTCTTGTAGAAGCAGGACTGGAAGCAGGTAAACTGGAAAAAAACATAGAGTCTTTAGGCGTTTCTAAAGACGAAGTTACAAAAATCTCGGCAGAAGTGCGCGGGATGACCGGTGACTTGGGAATCGCTCAAGAAACGTTTCTTTCCGGAATCTATGATATCAAATCCGCCATATCAACTCTGAATCCAGCGGAACTTTCAAGTGTTGCAGGTGCGTTGGGTAAAGCCGCCATTGCGACTAAGGGGGATTTTGCTGGACTTGCCGATTTGTTTGGAACAACACACGCACAGTTTAAAAAAATGTACAACGAATCGGATGCGGCTTTTGCATTACGATTTGCAAATACTCTTTCCCTTTCCGTTCAAAAATTTAAAACGGATGGCGCTAAGATGCAAGCCGCTATGCAGGGTCTCGGCGCAACCGCCGCAGGAATGGGAGTTAAACTGGAAGAACAAATGGCCGTTTTGGGAATGCTTCAAAATACGATGAATCCCGGAGTCGCCGGAACCAGTTACCGCGCCCTTTTAAGTACAGCGGGAGAAGGATTTCAAAAACTCGGACTCGATGCGAAAAACGCGCAAGGGCAGATCAAATCGATGCCGGAACTTCTCGAAGAACTTTCGAAAAAATATTCGAATGCCTTTAATATCGATCAGGCGACCGGAAACAAAGTCTTAAAACTCGATGCTCGGAACGAGATCAAAAAGGCTCTCGGGTCGGAAGAAGCCGTAGCCGCAGTAGAAAACCTTCTTCCCAAAATCGGAGATTTGAGAACCTCAATTTCTGAAATCAAAGATGCGAATTTGAGCGGAACGGCGGATGCCTTAAACAAAATGGCGGGAATCAATCAAGATAATCTATCCTCTCAATTGGATCGTACATCGGAAGTTTGGAAGAGCTTAAAAACAAGCCTTGGTCAAGATGTTTCTTCGGGTCCTATTCTTGGGATCACAAGAGGTTTTGCTGATATGCTTTCCGGTATGACTAAATTCTTAGACCAAAGCCCAGGACTCAGGAAATTTATTTCCTATCTTGTAATCGGTGGATCCGTTGCGTTATTTTTAGGTGGCGCCTTTCTTACGCTCGTTGGAGTTATCGGAATGTATACGGCGGTCACAAATTCAGCGGCGGCGGCGAAGATTTTCGATACTATTGCTACAATTAAAAACTGGGCGGCAAAAGTTGCAAATAGAACCGCTACGATTGCTTTAGCGGTCGCAGAATACGCGTTAATCGGAATCGTTGGAGCTGCGGTTTATTCCTGGCAAGCTTGACTTTTTTGTACGGTATCATGACCAGCCGGACGAAAGCCCTCGCCGCTTGGCAGACAATTCAAACTGCGGTTACAACCGGACTTACATGGGCGTCTAATGCACTCAATGTATCCCTCTGGGCAAATCCAATTACATGGATCGTTGCGGGAATTCTACTCGCCGTTGGGGTTGTGGCCGCCGCAGTCTACTATTGGGACGAATGGACAACGACAGTGGCTAATGCGTGGAAAGAACACAAATTCCTTGTCTCAGCGTTACTACTTTTAACCGGACCGATCGGAGCAGTTATCGCTTCTTTGATCGTAATTAAAGAGAATTGGGCCGCAATTACTGGATGGATCGACAAAGCCGTGGTTGCCGTAAAAAGTTTTTTTGGAATGGGAGGCGATCAAGTAGCAATCGGCACCACTCAGGACACAATAAAGGTTGCAAGCTCGGAACAAACAAATCCATCCGCTACAAAATCAGTCTTTGATTCTATGGGTATGGGAAGCGTTGATAAGATGCTTACGCAAACCGGAGGATCAAAGCTCGATTTAAGCAATCAAGCTCAATATTCAAAAGCATTAGAACTTCCTAAATTTGATGACGTAAGCGGTCTTGCAAATAGTCCATTGAAAGGTTTTCCAGGAGGTGGCGGAAACCATGCGATCCAAGTTACGATCAAGAGTCTCGTAGACAAAGTTACGTTTCAAAATAACTCATCTGGATACAAAGAAGCCGGTCTGTTTATCGGAAATCTATTCGAAACCGAAATGAAGAAAGCGACAGAGCGCGGAAATCCAGCGACTCCGTACGGCATTGGATTAGGAGGATTGTAATGATTTTAGATCCAATTCCAGGTGGAACGTTTTTAGCGGTCACTGGATCCGATTTGGATCCAGTGAAGATCGGCACTTACGTCTGTCCTCGAGGAACGAAGGTTACAATCACTCAGGAAAAAAACTATACCAAAACCACTGTTCCTGGACGTGAAGGTACGATTAAAGAGGTCGTGAGTTTCAATGACTGGCTTTTAACGATCGAATTCGAATTCGTAAGCAATACCGGAATGCAAATGGGAGCTATTTCCGAATTACGCGATATTAAATCGAAATGGAGAGAAATGGATTCGCTTTCAATCATTCATCCTAAGATCAATGCACTTGGGATTATTTGGGTATTGCTTACCCGAATTGAATTCCCGGATGAAGATCGCGGATATGAGCTTCCTGTACGAATCGAAGCGATCAGCGATGACCCACTGTTCAATCTGGAGACCCCATCTACATGAATGAACGCGTCCACTTTGTTAGAGAAAACGATACACTCCAAAGAATCGCGGCATTCTATTGGGGAGATTGGACGTTGTGGCCGCTTCTTCAGATTCAAATTCACACCTCATTCAGACAATCGGTTTTGATTGGCCTGAGAAATTGGAAGAAGGGATTCCTTTAAAAGTTCGGATGGATCTTCTTTCTTCAGATATCGAACACACGATAACAGAAACGGATTCCTATGAATCCTTGAGTCTTCTGTATTACTTTACAGAACATTTTAGCGAAAGAATTCGTAACCAAAATGAACGAAAGATCCTTCGTTATCTGATCGGAACTAGGATTCCGATTCCTGCGCTTGTAGATCGAAGAGCGTTTCAAACCGCCAAAGCGAGGTTAAAAACATGGCTTTGATTATGCGACAACGCCTTTTGATCGGTGGCAAAATTCTTTACAAAATCTCAGAAGCCGAAATCATCAGCGGACGCAAAGAACCGCACGCTCAACTAACAATCCGACTCCCTAAGATGAAAGGGTACGACAACAAAGCATTCAGAAAAGGTGATTTAGTTCAATGGTGGGCCTGGTATGAAGGATATCCCGAAACATTAGAATTTGAAGGCAAGGTGGTCAGCATATCTCCGAAAATGCCTCTTGAAATTGTTTGTAGGGATTCGATGTATGATCTTCAACTCAAAACTGTAAATTTCCACATAAACAGAATGACCGTCGCTTCTCTCGTAAGTCGATGTATTCGTGGAGAAGCAATTTACAAGATTGATCCTGCAATTGCAAACGAATTAGTAGGCGATGACCTGACTGCTGGTAGACGAGTATCGTTTGTTTTACGTCGTTTGACAAAACAGGGGATTGATTCATTTTTTCGTCGAGGGGTTTTAATCCTTCAAAATCCGACAAGAATATCAGCCCCTGCAAGGAAAAAAATCTTTCAGTTAGGTCACAACGTAATCAAAGACAATCTGTCCACGCGAGAAAGTAGGCCAGTCACAGTAAAATTAAGAAGTTATAAATAGATACCGGGAGAATGCAGGAAGCGACTTTCACAGAACACGGCGGTGAAGAGTTGGTTTTTGATTTGGATGGGATTTCCTATTCCGAACTCAAAAAAAGAGCGGAAGAAATCTATCACGAAATTGCCGGAACCGGTCTTGTAGGAGACTTTGAAACATTCGGTGCGCCTTCTGTTCAACATTCGGAAATTATAAAGTTCGTAGATCCGGATGACGAGGCGAGATCGAAAGACATCTTTGTGGACAAGGTTATTAAAACTTGGTCCGCAAAGAATGCGACTTTTAGACAAGTCATATATCCGGCTGTGGTCAAATTCAAGGATGCAATATGAGCGTTGCGAGTGACCTTGTTTCCCTCTTCTTTTCCGAGTTTACGATCAACTGGGCAACGATGGCGACCGTTGTCCGTGTCCAGGAAGAGCCAAGCGACTCCGGGAAACCGGGACTTCTAACTGCGACAATCAATGGTGCAAATAAGGAAGATGTTCGGTGGTTTTGGCCTATCAAACCAGCGCCCGGAAGTCGTTGCATCGTTCTCTTCGGAGATAACAACGTAAGTAGAGCCGTAGCAATCGGATTTACGAAGACCGCAAAAATCAAATCCAAAGTAGCTGAACTTTGTGAAATTGAAGTGGATCAAGAAGGATTTAAAATCAATCATTCCGAATTGCTATCCGTCATCGGAAAACTTACTGAAGGAAAACTAACTTTGAAAAATGGCCCTGTCTTAGAAGTTACGTTAGACGCACTTCAAAGCAAAGTCAACGTCAAGGGGGCAGTAGAAGTTGGAGATTCTTCCATTCCAGGAGTAGATACGAACGCTTTAGAAATCTGGATGAATCAAATTACTACCTCCTTACAAGCTCTCTATACGGCGATCCAAGCATCGCCGGTAACTCCTATGGATGGAGGAGCCACATACAAGTTAGCGATTTCCGCGGCAATTGCTTCTCTTCCTATTCCTTCGGTTCCTCCCGATCTGAAAGTTTCAAATCTCAAATACGGAAAATCTTGAGAGTTCATCGGGTTTGACAAAATTTGATCCAAAAAATACTTTTAATTTATGAAACAAGTTCATTTTAAAATTGCTGAAAAAATCAATAACCTACGATCAAAACACAAGATGAATTTTATCGATCAAAATTTTATTGAAACGCAATCCGAAATGTGGGATATCGACACTCGAATTTGTTCCTATATTGAAGGGATAAAAAATCATATCACTCTGAAAAATTCCAATTAAAAAACTGCGGACATAACGGACACGAAAGCGGTTCTATTTGTCGATTCGCTTGCACAGCTTTCGTTCTTCGATAATGTATTCCCGTGGACTTTCTCACCGACACTCTCACTTCCGATCTTCTGCTTGATTCCAAAACTTTTGATTTTGCAGAGACCGAATCCGAGGTGGACGTTGTTCGCGCAATGGTGATCGAGGCGTTCGATATGAGTCCGGCGGATGATATCGATTTTCCTGAAATCTATAGCCGTCAAAGAAGACACTTACTTGAGGACGATGACAGTGGTCCTCAAGAAAGGATGAATGACGCTTTCCGAATCTTAGAGCAGTTTTCTCAAATTGATTCAAATACAATCAAAGTTTCTATCCTGAAAGAAGGACTTTCCATTTATTTTCGATTAAAAACCGGAGAAGAACTTTCACTAAATCTTGGAGGGATTTCGTGATTTTATACACTACAAAATCAAACGTGCAAAGAGAGATCGAACGTAACGTTTCTAATTCTAAGGTTTTTGAAAGTCACGACTTTACTCAAATTTCGAAAGCAAGCACGGTTCTAAGATCTCTTGCAAACGCAATCTATCTTTTCATCGATCAAAATCTCGTAGCGCTCCAAAAGGCAATCCACTATCACACGGCGGAAGAAGAAGACTTGCACGAGTGGCTAAAGCGCTACGGTTTGGAATGGAAAGAAGCGACTAACGCAAAACACCGAATCCGAATCGGTTCTAAAATGGCCACTCCTTACGAAATCCTGATTCCCGTCGGCAAAATCGTAGGAACCGCGGATCATAAGATTCAGTTTCAAATTACGCAAGAATCAAAGATTCTTCATACAACGCCTGTAGATTCAAGAGGCTTTCATACAGTGGAAGTAATTTGCGAAGCTATCTTGCCAGGTACAAAGGGCAACGTTACCCAAAATGCAATTTCTGAAATCATAGATTATATCGAAGACTGTGACGTTGTATATAATCCGAATACGATTCCTGAGTTCGTCGCGCGGGATAGGGAGACAATTGCAAGCGTAAGGTCTCGTTTGCAAGAGGCTGAAATCAAATCTTCTTCCCTTTGGACTCCGGAGTGGTACGTCAGCGAAGCATTAGGATTTTCTTTTGTAGAGAGAGCCATATTTAAAAGCAGCAAAGCAATTGGAATTCCGGGAGTTGTAAAACTTCTACTCAAAGGAGCCAGTGGAGCAATCTCATCCGCGCAGTTGCAAATCGTAGAAACGCATTTTGATAGCGAAGACAAAAATCCGGGAGGAGTTGCAAAAGTTGTCTGCGAAAATATCAACGCGATCGAAATTAATAAGGTTTTTATTATATACTTCGCTTCGGCTGAATCGATTCCAGATTCAATCACACTTGAAAACATTGTAGATACGTTTTTCTTCTCTCTTCGGGACGGTGACGATTTCGTTACCAACTCGCTTCGTTCCAACCTTTTAAATCTTCCGGACGCGGTTCAATGTGACGTCAACAACGGGGACAACATTTCTGTTCCCGCTGGTAGCCTTGCGATCAAAGGATCGGGTTTTGATATCACGGCAACGGTGTATTCATGAGTCGTTTTCGTTTCGATTTCAACTCTCTGGTTTGGGCAAATTTAAGAAGGTCTATTCGCCAAACTTCTCCCTTACCAATCTCAATGAATGAGAACGGGACCGGTGGACTTTCCAATAGTCTTTGGTATCGAGTTCTATTCGCGTTTTTGATCGTAATTCAGGAACGACTCAAACGATCTAACTGGTTATACAAACAAATCTGGGTAGATACCGCAGACGGTAAAGGCCTCGATTGGTGGGGAGCTCGTTATGGCTTGTCTCGTGAACCGGGTGAATCAGATAGTTCGTATTATCTCAGAATCTTATTCTTAGCGGAATATCGACGTCTTCCACCGACCCTTTTTACTAAAAAGAATCTGATTTCAAGGATCACTGGACTTTCTGCGGATCAAATTTCAGTCGAACAAGTTTTTGATTATAAATACAAAATGGGAGATCCGATCGGATCGATCCTCGGATCTCGTGATTACTGTTTTTATGCTTTCCGGATCTATATCCCTTCGATCAGTAAAAAATCCCGTCAAAATCTAATCCGTATTTTGGATGCAATCAACATCGGCGGAAACGTCTGGGAAATCTGGGAGGAACTAAATCCTTCCGATCCTCCATCAACTCCGGAAGACGGCGCAGTTTGGAAAGGAGCTCGATTGTCCGAAACGTTATTAAGCGCCGAATCACATTGGTTAGTATATTAGGAGTTTATAATGAGTAATTTAAGAGGTTTAAATTTTCCAGCAAACGGTAAACCGGTTTTTCAAGGCGATTTTGAAACCGAACACAATCGCATGGAAGACGAAATCATAGAACGATTCTCTGATCTCGTTACAGGTGAAGTTTTGTCCGGTGGAGACCTTACGCCCGGATCTCTTCCAAATACGATAAATCTTACAGATATTGTTACATATGATTCAAAAGGTAGACGGATTCATGTAGCCGCACAAAATAACCTTCTCGTAACCAGACAAAACTTAGACTCGTTTGTTGCTCTTCGTCACAAGTTTCAAACCGATACTTCTCCTTATCTCGATTCTACCGGGTACGCAAATACATACCGTCAAAACTCGTTCGAAATTTTGTTTAAGGAAACTACTGATTCCGAGGACGTAGTTCTTTTTAAAATTCGTAGTTTAAACGGTGCAATTTCTATCTTAAATGATCTTCGGTCTTTGTGTCGTATCAAGTCGGGCAATATCCGTGACAGCTCGATTACGAATTCAAAATTGGATGCAGATGTCAAAGTTGGCTCCTTGATTGCGTTAGTCAGTCGTTTCAATAGCTCGATGCGTTCGAGTATAACAAGCGCACTCAATGCGATTGAAAGTTGGATCAGTGCGGAGGAAGCCACAAGGCAGAGTGATATATTAGGCTTAACAAATCTACTCATTCCTTTGGGAAGTATCATAGAAGACAATTTGAACATTGCTTCTCCTTCCTTATTCAAAGACGCAAACGCCCAATCCATTTCAAGAACCACGTTTTCCGCACTCTGGAATTTAGTTCGCCGTAACGTGACAGGAATCACTCCGGCAACGGATCGAATCAATGCAACCGCACACGGTTGCACGGAAGGTCAGTTGGTGAAATTTGCTTTTACGGGAGGTGGAATAGCAGCGTTAACAAGCTATTATGTTCGTAACCCGACAACAAATGATTTCCAAATATCTACAACACCAACAGGTTCTATTTTAGATTTAACGTCTTCCCAAACCGGGGAGATGATTGTAAATATTGAATATGGATTCGGGGACGGATCAACAACGTTTAACGTTCCGGATCGTCGTGGTATTTTTGCCAGAGGAGCCGGGATGCATGGGAGCAGGAAAACCGGCGCTAATACCAATTATGATGGAGGATCTATCGGTTTTGGAGGGGATGACATGTTCCAAGGGCACCGCCATAACTATTCCTATAATAACGTCTACGGCATGATTGGCGGTACTGGTGGATATTGGCTGAACGGAGGCGGAACCAATGCGGGTAATGTGAATCTGACAATTTTAGAGCCCATAGCTGATGGGGCCACCCAAGTTCGTTACGGAAAAGAAACGACTCCCGCATACATCGCAGTAAAATACAAAGTGAGGGTAGCATAATGAATTACATATTAGAAAAATCGAATAAACAAGTCATTTGGATCAATGCGGATTCAAACCAACTCACAGGTGTGGAAGCATGGGCAAATTTCAAACCAGATCAACACGAAATCGCGTATTCGCTTCATTATAACCCAAAGGTTGGAGAATCGTTTCTCGCAGAAATCAAAAATGGAATCGCGCAAGATTTCGAACCGAGAAAGGTTTATAACAAAATCTCAAAAGAAGAAAGAATTTTACAAAGCTGGGAGGATCAAATTAATCTGGAGACAGAAACAGAAGACAAACCACTAAGAGATAGTTCGGGTTCATTATTACCTCACCAAATTTATGCAGAAACGGAAGGCTGGATTGTCGATCTCATTCAAAAGAAAGATTCTTTGATTAAACTTGTAAATTCTATATGTGAATCAAAGATTATTGCCGGCTTTGTTTCCAATGCGTTAGGCGCACCTTATTTTTATACTTCGGACCGAGACGATCAACTAAACTTAGTTGGCTTAGTCTCTCGAACTCTTCAGTTAGTTATAAATGCACAGATCAAAATAGTGTTAAGGAATATCGCAATCATACGGCGAACCAGATTAAACAAGTCTTAAACGACGGAGCCGTTCGCAAGACATTGCTTTTGCAAAAAGCTGCAAGTTTAAAAGCTTCGCTTCAGTCTATAGAAACTGTTGATGAATTAGATAAAGTTAATATAACTTCGGGATGGGATTAATCGTGGTTACTGAAAAAGATATTACAAACGAAGTTATCGCAAAAGAAGTTTTGAAACGGGAGCATGACCCGGAAGTTGGCTGGTGTACAAGTGTGAATAGAATCGAAAGGTAA